AGCATTAGTAAAGTGCGCAGTATGTCTACCAACATCGATGGTAGGGAGGTGCTTATTCCTACCGTTAGTGATGATGGTCGAATCATGGCAGATGATGAAGCGGTTGATAACTTCATGAGGACAGGCAAGCACCTCGGGATGTTTGATAACCCGGATGATGCCACTGCATATGCAGAGAGTCTTCATAATCAACAAGCAGATGAATACCTGCCAAGGCAGAATCAAGCGCCACAACAGACATCTCAACTGCCCGCTCAACCAAACCAAGGCGGCTTCATGTCTGACCTTGGCAATGCCGCCGCTGAAACCGGACGCGGGTTGCTACAGGCTGGCGTAAATGTTGCCAACATTCCTGCATCTATTGCAGATGCTGTTACCAGCGCAGGAGCGTGGGCCGGGAAAAAACTGGGGTTAGGTGACGGCAATTACCAACCCGCCCCGCGGGTAACCACTGAAGGGCTAGCACAGGATTTTGGGATGCAGCCTGGTGCTTTAACCCCTCAGACCACAGAGGGGAAAGTATTTGCCGAGGCATTACCATACCTGACACCAATAGGCGCTGAAAGAGCAGCGGCACAGGCCCCAACCATTGCAGGGCGAGTAGCACAGGGAACATCTCGACTGCTGGCAGAAAACGCCGCTGGTTCTCTGGCTGCCAATAGCGAGCAGAATAACCCCGAGGCTCTCGCAACTGATTTAGCTACAGGCGTAGCTTTAGGTGGTGCGATTAATCAGGTTGGCCGTGTTGCTGGCGCTGCGTATCGCGGCGTGCGTGGGGCCATATCACCAGAGGCGCAACAGGCTCTGCATACTACGGACGTACTGCAGCCTAATTCTCGCGTCGGGCGCATGGCACAAACCACCGCTGAGAATATCCCCTTTGCTGGAACAAGCTCGATGCGAGCAGCTCAGCAGGAAGGTCGCAGTCAGCTGGTTAATGAGTATGCCTCACGGTTTGGTGAGTACGATCCATCTATCGTTATTGGTAGCCTGAAGGCCAAAACCTCTGTGATTCGCAGGGCCGCAGGGAACCGCCTTGAGCAAGTTCAAAGTGCGATGAAAGGTGTCAATATTCAGCCTGAGCGTGCTATCCAACAGATAGATGACGAAATTGGGAAGCTGCAAAAGCTTGGAAGGGTTGCAGACACTGACACAATTGGAAAGCTGCAGGCGTACAGAGAAGAGCTTGCCTCAGGGAATGTGGATCTCGAACAACTTAGTAGATTACGCACCCAATTTCGCATGGATGTAAGGGGGGAGAGAACGCAGATGCCTCCACCTGCAGAGGCCGCAGTACAGCGTGTATATAAGGCAATGACCGGAGATATTGATAACTCTATCGGGCAGAGCCTTGGCAATGACGCCCTGCGCCGATATAAGCAAGCTAATGCGGTATACGCAGATGAGGCCAGCAAGCTTCAGAACACCCGTCTGAAGAACGTTTTGATGAAAGGTGACCTGACGCCTGAAGTCGTCAACAACATGCTTTTCAGCAAGAACAAATCCGAAGTGCAAAACCTCTATAACTCTGTCGGTCAGATTGGCCGTGCACAAATGCGTAACGGCATTATTGGCAAGGCAATGGAGAAATCAGGCGGATCCCCTGACCAGTTCCTGCGGCAGGTTAATCTCATGTCTAACCAGACAGGAATTGCATTTAAAGGCCGTGATGCAGCGTATCTAAAAGGGCTGAAGAACTATCTGGAATCTACGAAGAGGGCAGGTCAGGCAGGGGTAACGACGCCAACCGGCCAGCAAACCATTCCTTTCATCCTTGGCATAGGTTCCGTAACTAATCCGGCATTAGTTGGTATTGGCGGCGGATACGGTCTTCTTGCGAGAGTCTATGAGAGTGAACCGGCTCGTAATGCAATGCTAAGGCTAGCTAATACACCGCGTGGATCCACGGCGTTTGAAAAAGCGTTGGCAGACGCTGAGCGCGTCATAAATTCCGTAGCTCAGGGCTCAAAGTCAGAGGCTTTAAGCGAATAGCGCCACGCCGACACAAATGCCGAATATCAGGAAAGCAAAATTCAGTAAATCTCTGTCCATACATCCTCCTATGTTTTGACCAATTATAACCGACCTTAACGCAACGCTGCGCAACATTTGTTGTGCGGCTTTGCTGCGCCCGGAGCACAGTAAATGTCAGACATCACCGCGAATGTGGTAGTGAGCATGCCGAGCCAGCTTTTCACGATGGCCCGCTCTTTCAAAGCCGTAGCAAACGGCAGAATTTATATTGGCAAGATTGATACCGATCCGACCATGCCATTAAACCAGGTGCAGGTGTATCTGGAGAATGAGGATGGCAGTACCGTCCCGGTATCTCAGCCTATCATCATCAATGCTGGCGGCTATCCGGTCTACAACGGGCAGGGGTCGAAATTTGTCACTGTTCAGGGCCATAGTATGGCTGTTTACGATGCGTATGGCGTGCAGCAGTTTTACTACCCTAACGTGCTGAAGTACGACCCTGATCAGTTCAAAACTCAGCTGGAATCCGCAGAAGGGGCGAGCCTGGTAGGGTATCGCTATGAAAATGCTTCTAACGCTACAGTGCGTAAAGTATCTGATGTTCTGGACGAGCGCGTCAGCCTTTGGGATTTCCACTGTGACTCAAGTGGCAACGTCATCCAGCCCGGGCCATCCGTAGACAGCCGTCAGTACATTCAGAATGCGATTGATTATCTTGCTGATCATGGTGGCGGAACTCTCATCGTGCCAACTGGCGTGTGGTATTTAAACTCTTACGGCGTACCGGGGAAAATATCAAACTATGCTGGGATCATCCACTGGCGTAGTACCGTTAATATTAAGCTGGAGACTGGGTCTGTACTGAGGGTGGGCTCGTTCTTTAATGAGAAGGGTTATTGCGTCATATGCGGGTTCGACGGCAATGATCCCGCTAGTGCCGGTTTCCTGGAAGATGCCATGATATACGGCAACGGCAAAATCGACGGCGGTAACAATATTCAGCCCGTCGGCGGAGCTCTGACCTATGCTATCGGCACAGGGAAATCGAATAACGTCCTGATCCGTGATATCCACATTACCGGCGGAGATATGACCTGGGCGGTAACACTCGGTTGGAATGGTTTCGGAGTTAACACCGTCGTAGATAATGTCACTGTTACTGAGTGTAAACGGTCCGACATCGATCGAAACGTAGACCAGTCACTATTCTATGTCGGGTGTGCGTATTCCGGGGTCCGTAACTGCTTCATTAGCCCTGCACAGAACGGTCTGGGACAGCGAATTTCGTGCGGCATAGAGCTACATCAGGGCAATACCTTTGCAGAAAATAACCACATTGAGGGGTGTGTTCGTGCTCTCTACGTAGTGATGCATAGCCAGGAAAACGGCAAAGGCAATATCATGGCTAACGTGAAAGTAACGGGTAACACCGCCAACATCACAGGACAGTTTTGCACTATCGGCGCAGAGAAGATTTACGCTGATACGAGCATTACAGACTGCCTGGTAGCTGATAATATTTGCGTCATCGTGCCGCTGAATGCAAGCCAGCCCAGCATTGACCCATTAGCGCGTGCATTCATTGTTAGCGACGTGTGGACTAACGCGCCCAGAGATTCGGAAACATCCCGCATTCTAATTAGGGATAACAGTTTCTTTTGCCCAAACAATCTCACCGGCAGCAGATTTTTCTATTTCAC